CTTCTTCAAAGTCTGTAACAGAAATAACTCGACGATAATCCATTAGATCATAGTCAAACATTTTATTAATGGGCGTATTAGGTAATGCATCTTTTTCGCCCCTCAGAGAATATTTTTGAATATCAGATTCTTGAAATAATGCAGAAAGTGATGCATTGTGAGTTATAACCAAATCTCTTATTTCTTTATCTAAAATTTGATTAGCTCTCAAATCATCAGAAAAAATAGATGACAATGCTGATGAAGAAGAAAAATATGATCCCGGTATAGTAGATAAAGTCACATAAACTGGATCATGATCATTTACATAGGGTGAAGTAGAAGTAGACAATGTAGTATGCTTATCTACTTGTGTATTTGTCAAATTAGTATTTGATAATGTATAGAGATAATCTAGTCTTATGCCTTTTCCTCTTTCATATAAATTAGAATCAAATACTAGATATTCTTTTGTATATCCAGCAAATTTTGTGAACATTTCACAAGAGATAGCTATAGCTTCGAATATTTGGTCTTGATGTGTTTCTACAGAAATCAGTGGTGCACCCAACATGCGTACGATTCTATCTGCCAATCGTGAATAAGAATCTATTCTACTATTTAAATTAGTACTTTGAAAGGCAGTGATTGGCGTAATCGAGCATGACATAATTATATTTATGCTCCTGCTTCCGGCGTTGGTGCAGCTCCTGCTTCAGGTGCTCCTTCTGGCGGCGGTGCTTCAGCTCCTGGTGTTGGTGCCTCTCCGCCTATGGGAGCAGGTCCGCCCACAAACGGTGGCGGCGCTGAACCACCTCCTCCACCACCAGCCATAGGTGCGCTACCACCAATTTCTCCAGCTGGTGCCATAGCTGCTGCTTGGGCTTGTAACGCTTGTCTCCAATTAGGACCAGCCTGCTCAATCTGTGCCAATTCCCAAGCAAACTCTTTGTCTTTTCTTAAGAATTCTCTATTAGCTTTCACGTCAATATCTGACCAACCCAAATATTTCTTCTGTGCATAAGAAGGTGATATGCTTTGATTACTTGACATAGTACCGAAATTTTGAACCTTCATTTCTAATTTTTGACTTTCTCTTAATTCATAGAAGTTAGTTGGAACATTAAATTCCAAGTCAAAATGTTGTTCTTTTAATTTAAAATCAGACCACAAACCCTTCAATTGAAGGTGTGTAATAAATCCATTTTTAAAACCAGCTGCAACTTGTTGTTGCATTCTTATAATAAATCTAGCAAATTTTAATTCTTCTCTAAGAATTTCTTGACCGTCTTTAAATGTATCTTGTGGGTCTAATCGTGAAGAAGGTATCTTTAATGCTCGATACAACTTCTTCATGAAGTACATTAAATCATCTAATTGACCTAGATTTGCCCCGCCTGGTAATGTTGTAACAGATGTTCCTTCTGAACCGGCTCTCTTTGCAAACCAGTAACTATCTAACATGGTTTGCGGATTAAATTTTTGTACCACACCACCCTGATTATTGTCAAATGTTTTAGAAGACCAATATTGTTGTTGTAATTTTCGTAGGTAAGACTCTGCTTTAGGAGCAGGCATATTTCCAACATCTACGTTAAAAACTAATCTTTCGGGGGCCCTGACTAAACGATAAATGATAATTGCATCTTCAATCATCGATAATTGACGATATGCTCTTCTAGCGTTTTCTAAGAATGGCAATCTCATGGTCTTATTTTCATTCCATATACCAGAATGAATATAAGTAATTTGATTTTTGTCCATCGGAACATATTCGTGTCCAACCTGTTTGGTAGGGTTATTAGGATCAAACTTTGGCTTGCGATATAAAAACGCTTTTACCATCATGTTTTGTACATTGGTAAAAACAGGATCAATCATATCTGCACCCACTTGTACTGTGCCTAAGATACCTTCTTTAGGATATTTTTCATGAATGATATGTTCGAAGAAAACTTCCCCTTCTACCAACAATGACCTAAAAATATCCCATCCTTTATTATCTAAATCAAAATATTGAATGTATTTTTGAAACTCTCTATTTAGTGTTTCTTCTTGTGTTTCATTTAGATTATCATTTTTATAACGTAATTTGATAATGTTGCCGTCGGAATCTTTATTAATTATCTCGTCACAAATTTCATCTAAAGCATCAGATACTTCCGAGAAGGCAGCAATAATGCGATAGTCACGTATGCGTGCTGGTTTATCCTTTTGGATATTAGCATACATGATTTCAGAAAATCTAGAATCTTTCTGAATTGCACCTATACCTGCATTATTATATTCACTATTTTGAGAAACAGAATGCCTAGATAAGGCTTCTGCTCTTCGTGAGCCAACTTCTTCGAAATACTTAAATTTAGGATTTAATTTCTCAGATGCATCTAAAACATTATAACCAGAATAGGGCAATTTTGATGAAATATAATTCATCAAGTCTCTGCCAAATGTAGAAGAACGACCATCATCTAAAGAACTCATTTCCACTATTTATCATGTTCTTTGATATTTTAACCGTGACTAGCGCTACCTTCATATATGACATCACCAACAATAGGTGAAAATACTTGTGATCCCAATTCAGACCTGAATGTAATACCGTTTGCTTGAGTTGCATCTATTGATTTGGGATCTGTCCATTCAAAATTATCTAGATCAACTACGGGTCTCATTGTCGCCGGCAATATAATTACATCTACTGTTTCATCGGGTAGTACTGTAGCTTGAATAGACTTATCAGCATCTGCATACCAATTTACTGTATCATACCAGTCATTGTTGATTAATGAGAAGAAATATTTGCCCATAATATCAGTAATGGGTGGTTCTGGTGGTTCTGGTGGTGGTAATAATGAACTGTCTGGTGCGTCTCCAATATTAAATTGATATTTAAATTTCTCCCAACCTGCTCTATTTGCTACTATAATATTAAATGTACCGTTGCTTATTAATTCAGGTAGATTTAATTCTATAGTATAATTGTTTATTAATTTATAACATGATAATGGTAAACTATATGCACTAACGGGTGGGTAGTAATCAAAATTCAATACGGTTAGTGTAGAAGATAAAATAGTAGAAGTTGATGAAAGTAAAACATTGGTCGTATGATCAAAATTATTACCTAATAGCATAAACGGATAATTTGCTTCTTCTTTTTGAAAGATAAAGTCATCATCAATTAATGTGCCATGAAAAAATATAGATGTGCATGCGGGCGCAGCTGAGAATGTAATTGTTCTTGTATTTTGTCTAGCTGGTAATGCTATTGCTTCAGAATTCGACGCATAAAAATTATCACATTCTAGTAATGCTGAAGAAAAGTTAGTTTTAATAAAAAATACATTTTGTTGTTTTGGCATTTCTTTTTGAAACAACCAACCCTTTATAGTAAATCCTGTAGATGCTTCTATTCTATATTTGTCTGATTTTGTTGTATCCGTAGGATAGCTCATGGTCATGTTTCCAGACCACATTACTTGAGACCTTATTTCTTGTGTGGTGGCTGCTCCCATAGCATCCGGTATTTTCCATGCAATTACAACATAAGGATTTGAATACGGTATAAAATTAGAAAGTATTTGATCCATATCCGTTTGATACTCAGTAAGAATTGACATAGATAAATCTATGTTTACTGGTATCGGCATATTAATATGCGCATGATTTTTTCCGGGCTTTAAATCAGAAAAATGATCACTTTCATCAAATCCATAGAGTTTAGAAAACACCCTGTTTTCGTCACGGCTTATACCGGTTACATTGACAGCAATAACAGGCAATGTAATATTTTGTGCTTTGTTTACGATATCAAATAAGACTCTTTCTTTTGGAGAATAAACGTAACGAACCTTGACATTTGATCTTGCGTCGCGGTTTTTATCATATCGATTTATAACTACATCATCAAAAGCAGCTATAAATTGCGATATGATATCACGTATCTCAAAATGAAATGTCTGTATTTCCACACATATATTTAATTGAATCGCTTCAAGAAGTACTTTGGTAATCTGGTTTTGTTCTGAATGACCGCATCTACAATGCATCCGTCCAAGATATATGTCACACAATAATCATCTACTGATCGAACTCCACGACCACACGCTTGGATGAGATTATTAAGCATCTTATTGACATACCATTGACCATCTTCTTTAAAGAGACGTTTAATTCTTTCATCTCCTAATGGCATATAAGCTGCTTTCACTAAGATTTGAAATCTAGCTAAATCATCTTTTAAATCTACTCCATAAGTTAATGAGGGTGATACCAAGATAGTTGGTGACGGATCTTCTAAGTGTTGTTTGAGGATTTGTTCATTGGTCATACCATCTCCTCTAAAGATAAATCTAGGATCATTTATATTATTTCTAAGATAATTAGTAATCTCCATAGTATGCGTATGGATTACACCTTTCACATCCTTATGTTGATCGCAAAGATTTTTGATTTGTTTTGCAATGTATGGTAATGATGATTTTAAATTTTTATAATTCAACTTAACCCTGCCCGCGCAAAAGATTGGAGCCTTCTTTGCAGAGAATGTAGAATCTACTTCAATATACTCATAATCAGTGATTCCGAGCGTTCTGGCAAAATGTTTATGATCAATGATAGTAGCAGACATCAAAAGGATTTTTTCTCCATAATTGAAAATATGTTGAGAAAGTTTATCAATTCTCAGAGGCTTTAAGGTAATTGCTTCATTTGTCTTTTCTAGAATATATTCACAATCATCCCAAGTCTCAATAGTTGTCTTGAGCGACATATGCAAATTTTTAAATAATGACAATCTTTGTCTATCTACCAATGAAGTAGATGTCTTTTTCTTCTTCAATGAATCCATTAATGTGTTAACTTCTTCTGAAAGATCTCCTACAAAGTTTTCTAACCAAGTTCTAAACTTTGTATAATTATTAATTGGGATGGATGTAATGGAAATATTCATCTTCTTGAGAACCTTATAATTCAATTCTCTCGAAAATCGTTTAACCAATTCGTCTTCTAATTCTGAAGCTTCATCACAAATAATAAAATCTCTTTTCTTTACGTGACCTGGTAATGACAGAAACATACTGTAATTCAGAACACCAAATTGTGATACTAATGTTTCATTCCTTGAATTATAGTATGGGCATTTATTAGCAACTTGACATTCGTGCTTCAAATCTGAATTGAAGATGCATGGTGCAATATCTGCTGTGAATTTTGGATCAATAGCACATGTATGATTTGCTTTACCTTTCAATGCTTTTGAATCATCGAATAATGATACATATTGATCTTGCAACGTCTTAGTGATAGTTAATGCCATGGCACCAAATGTAGGCATACCGGAACAATCATCCGGATCAAGATATGCGCCAAATTGATCCATTGCAAAAGCCTGATTTGATTCAATAGACTTAATAAATTCTGTAGGTGAAATAGAACTGCTATTAGCTAGTGTCTTAGCTAAAAAAGATTTGCCTGAGCCAGTAGGTGCACAGCAAATAACAAACTTCTTACCTGATTCAAAGGCTCTTTCTATTCTCGGAATGATTTCTACTTGCTGAGGTAGTGGTTCATATCCATCAGGAAAAAATGACATCAAATTCATGATGTCATTTTATCTGGTTTCGTTTAGAGATCACTCACCAACAATATAAACTACGTTATCGTAAATTTTAGCGTTAGTCTTTGGTGTCAAAGATTTCAATTTAAAATAAAGGTGATCACAATTATGTGAAATTTCATTTAATGTATAATTCATTTCAGCTGTCAATCCTTTTGAATTGCTATGAAATGGATATGGCAATTCAAATTTCTTTTGTTCATTATTCACTCTCAATAAGAAAGTAATATAAAAATCTTTGACAGTGAATAATAATAGTT